ATTACGCTAATCGGCAATATGTTTAACAAAACTTTAACATTTAAAAGGATAATAAAAATTAGGGTTTTAGTTTAGTTTTTGGTGTCACTTTACGTTATTGAGGACGAGAGAAAGCCGTTCGGGTTAAAGGAGACTAAAACCCGAATCCTTACGGATAAAGTGATTAAGACTTCGTAACAATAGTATGTTAAAACAATAAACTCTCAACGCCGAGGGGCTTGCACTCTCAGGCCGAGAGGCCAGTGCTCCACAGGCTCTCCGAGGGCTCTGCGAGGCAGGTTAGTATGGCGGATAAGGGCGAGCCTTATCCTACAGGGCCAGCGCATTCTGTCGGCGTGCTATGCACTTAACACAATGCTCTTACGCCATAACCGACAAAACGCCCAGCGTTTTGGGTGTTGACCTTTATGCCGAGCTTGAAAAGCTCTAAAATGCTGCGCATTTTGCATTTAATAGTCCGCCTCTAGAGCATGTCATCGTAAAGCCAATAAAAATAGGTGGCTTATTTTAGCCACCTACTTATCAAGAATCCTACGAAGATAACGTATTACAAAAAAAAGCTGAATAATAATTATAAATAAAAATAGTTCCATGCTAAAATAACGCAGAAAAAGGAAAATTATTACATAATTTCCAATCTTTGCAAAAATCGTTTTGTACGCTTACCAAACTTACCGAATTGATTAATAAGATTTTGATCGGAAAACTCATAAAACAAGTCACGTGTACGTTCACCAAGGTGATTCAGATTAAGATTAGTCTGCAAGAATTGAAACCAATCTCGAGAACCAGAATTATTACGAGCTGTCTTGATAAGGGCATTAGCTGTATTCTGCTTTACATAGTTGTCTACCTTAATGCCTTTACGCTGTTCAACGAGGTTAAGAGCGTTCTCAATTGCCTGTCGTGCCTGCGCTTCACTTGCCTTGCCTGCTGCAACTAGGCTGTACTGCTGCGCTGACATAATAGCAAGTTCCTGCAAAACCTTTTGGTCATAATACTTCAACTCCTTAGCACCGAGCAAACCCTGCAACTGCTGACATGCTGTCTGTGCTCGAATAAGTTCACCAGTAAACTGAGCATTATCGGCTTCACGCTGTGCCTTAGACACATCACTAGAGAACATTGCCTGCATGCGGGCAAAACTCATGTTGTTTAAAGCTTCCTGAGAGTTCTTAAGATTATAATCAGCCTTTGAATTATATATATCCCAAAGAAGCTTCTCAGCCTTATACTGGTTCTCAATCTTGAAACTTGAAGCCTGTTCGCCAAGACTAGACGCCTGTGCGTCACGTACATCTTTTTGGGCTTCAATGTCGAGCAAGGTCTGTATAACACCTGTTATGCCTGTGAAATCGAAATCATAAGGATGCATCTGTACCTGTTGTGCCTGTGGAGGAGTTGCACCCATGGCAGAGGGAGATCCACCACTAACGGAAGTTCCACCGGAAGCGGTTATTGTACCGGCAGAACCGCCGGACATCATAAGATAAGGGTTAAGACCTGCAGCTTCAAGCCTAGCACGCTGCTGCTGAGCTGAATTGTATTTCTGCTGAGATGCAAATGCACTACTTTGAATCGAATTATTAAAAGCATACTGCTGCTGCATCTTCTTTTGATCATATTCGACTTGTTGATTAAACATGTCTTGATTATAAGCTAATTGCTTATCAAACATCTCACGATTAAAATCGTTATTCATCTGTGCTATCTTTAGATTAGTTTCGTTGGCAGAATTATTACTACCAAAACCAAAGATATTGCCTAAGATAGAACTACCTGCACCTATAAGTGCACTACCAATTAAAGGATCCATATTATTAAATTTAAGGCACAGCCGAAGCCGTGCCAAGTTAAACATAATTATTCAGTAGGCTGTGAAGTAGGCTCGGGAGTGGGCTCAGGAGTAGGCTCAGGAGTAGGCTCGGAAGTAGGCTCAACAGGCTGTTCTAATTCAGAGAGGATACTGCTATAATTAGCATTCAAGTATTCAGACCAAGCGAGTAGTTCACTGCTAGACTGAATGTACCGAGATTTACAGATAGCCATTAGCTGTTCATCAGTACACTTAGTACGAAGTTGTGCAAGAGCATCAGACTTAGGTGTAAGACTGTCTAACCATGCCTGTACCGTGTCTTTACCTACAGAATTCAATCTATTTTGATTAAACAGCATGTAGATATCATCAACATAAGCAATGGCAGTCTTAAGTTCATTACCACAATAATAAGAGACCTTTTCGGTCATAAACTCCTTAATAGGAGAGGGAACAACAAAATGATTCTTCTCTATACCAACACCAACATTAAACTGATAGTTGGCTATATCTTTTCTTTGTCTAAACATAATTATACAAATTAGTAGGGTAAACCATTAAAATCAAAGTTTCTAACTGCCTTAATATCGAAGAAAGAATTAATAAGGAGTTGATCAGTATTGATAGTACTATCCGCATTAACTCCAAAAATGTTATCAACAATGTGAGGGTTAACTTTGAAGAAGTGATAAGTCATCTGGATGTCGGACAATCCGCTATCAATACATGCTTGTCTGTATGCTGAAAGATAACTTTCGGTTAAAGGAGAAACCCATGATATAAGGGTATCGATAAATGCTCCATGAATTTCATCAACAGAAGTCTTAAGGTCTGCATAGCGAGGAACGTAACCCATGTTTATAGTTGAAGGGTCAGACGGCAAATCAGACAAACCAAAAATCATCTCGTTAGGATATAGCTGCTGCATACCAATGCTATCAAATTCAGGTATAGCGTAATCAGTAAAAGAAGTTTTCATATTCTGTCTAGCGATGCGAGTAATAGACCAATCCAACAACGGCATACAATGGTATATACACATGATTACACCATGTTCCTTAGCATCAAAATCAATACTATCACCATTAAGAGTTCCAACTCCTTTACCTTGAATATCTGCCTGTGCATCACCAGTTAAGTTAGTATTAACGACCTCATTAATATTGAGGTTTGAGTTCCAACCACCTAAATACTTGCAGTGGTCTGACATTGCATCAGAGGGGGATACATTGAAGTGTTTTTGCATCTGTGTCTGATAGTCCTGTTTGCCACTTTGAGCGATTTCTCTCCATTTCTGAAGGCATTCAGCTTGACGAAGTGCAAGAACTGACAAGCCTGCAGTAGTCATATCTTTACCAGCAAGTGTTAAAACACCAGCAGAGATAGTATTAGATCCTGTAGCAGGTGTAGATTGAAATGATAAGGAAGAGCCATGTTCAATTGCCAAATCACCAACAAGAGGAGAGGCAACGGCCACATCACCATACTGAGCACGTGGAAGCATGCCAGTGAAATAGTCTTTCTGATAATTACAATAATTCAAATCGAACATTGTAGGATTTTTAAAATCAGCCTGTGAAAGGTCACCAATAGGAATGTGATAATCACCACTTGTTGTGAGATAATCAAGGTTATAACGATAAGGCTCACCTTGCTGCCACTGGTCATCACGGAAATAGTCTTGACATATTTTCTGATAGGCTAGGAGTGGCCAAGGAGACAACACTATATTGTTTGCATCAGAGGGAACAACAATATCGGCATAGTTATCTGCAAAACCATAATTAAGATAATTGAGTAACTTAACCGTAAGTTCAACACGAGAAAAACCAAAAAAATTTTTCTGATACTTTTCATTAACACCAGCTGTGGTATTAAGGTTACCCAAATACTCCATAATATCACTATAAGTGAAATAAGGATGCCTAGTAACAACAGATGATGAAGTGGTCAAACTCTTAGCATGGTGGAAGTCGGGCATGTTCGTAAAGAACGTAGGGGCTAAGTTCCAGAGTAACCTGTAAGGTACAAAATAAAAGTCATAGTATTCACGAAGTCGAGAGTATGCAGCCGAATTAACTGGCTGTGTACGAGTGAAGGCCTGTCCTTTAATATTAAATTTATCTCCAGGGTAAACCTCTTTACACATAATAGGAAGCAATTCACCGACTTTAGCGGTAAAAGCATTCTTAAAGGATAAATCAAAGCCGTTACGTTTAACCTTGTTCTGTAACTGCTTGAGCGACATTACATTTGCCATAATTACTAAATTAATTGTTTACAAAAAAACCATTTAAATCATTTTGAACTTTATGCTTTATAGAACGTTCGAAGTTCTGTTCAGATTTTAATATGAAGCGCTGATAAAACAACTCCTTATCCAACTTAGACATGTCAACAAGACCGTTAACTGATAAGGGTACTTTATTAATATAATAGTAGTCATAATTAGATACTAACTTAGAATTCTGCTGCTGTGACACATACATATTAACGAGCAAGTGATAGTCATAACGTTGCCAAAACTGCTTGATAAGTCGAAATTTCTTAAGTCGCTCTCCTAATGAATCATTATCACAGACATAGGTAAGGAAGTGCTTAGAAATGTACAACTCCCTAGCAATAGCATTCTCATGATAACTAGCAACCTGTTCATTTATATACGGAGGTGTCTTAATGTCAGCAGAGAAATAATCTATCAACCTTTCAAGAGTAGGGGAGTAGGTAGTCTTATGTGATGCATAAGTAAACTTTTTAGTTACAATAAGTTCTAGGATAACACGAGCATAAGAAGCTATCGAGGGGAATGCGGGAAGTTCTTTCTTGACTTCTCGTAGTAGGTTATAAGAGTACCATAACTCACTATCAGACTTGCTAGCATATCCTTTACATTTGGGGAAGAAAGTACACGACAATGACCGCCAAGGCATGAACTCGACATAAGTTCCATTGAGTTCACCGCTCTGTCGAATAAAGTTGTCAACTTCATCTTCGTATATCTTTTCTTTCTGACAGCGATAAAAGCCCTGAGCGAAGAATTGAGAATGAAGCGAGAATGGCTTCGAGGACATATCTCCAAGAAATCGGGGAAGAGCGAAATTGCTGTTAAGATACCTCGCAACGTAGGAAGCAGTCTGTCCTCTCGAGAGAGAGGCATCGACACGACCAAACGGCCAACTCTCACGTATAACTTTGCGCATAACCTTTTGCGTCTTTTCCTCGTTATAGAATAACTCAAGATGATAATGCGCGCGGAACGATTTAGGTCCGTATTCAGACACAGCGTAGTAACGTATTTTCTCATCGGTATATTTACTTAAATTCTTGCGTAAACGTTTCAAAAATAATTGAACATCTCTTTTAGATACATAAGAAAGATAACCGTCCAACTTACATTTATCCTGTATAAGATAAACGTAATGCGACAAATCAGCACATTTGTGCCAATAGCCATAATCAACGGTAACTAGCTTACCTTTATCGCCAAGGCGATCACAATAGCTATACCAACGAACGAGGTTTTGTTCGTTGTCTACTTCGGGGTACATCTTAGGAACATAATCATCACTATAAGTCAATGTAACAAACATTGAATATCTGTGGGATGCTTCTTCCATGCTGCAAAGAAAAGTCATCTTACTTGCCTTTGCCTGTAAGCATGCCTTGCATACACCACAACCGACTTCTATTACCTGTCCTGTGTATTTATTCTGTACGTGCCTAGGATAATAGCACTTGACCATTGGGTAAGCTATGTCTGCCATAACTAACTAAACATCAAAAGAAAAACTTAAACCAACCTTAACATCACCTAAAAAGCATACACGATAGCGCAAACGGGGATGTTCTTGTAAGAACTTAACAAGTTCATCGACATCAAAATACTTGATACCCTTTTTTGAAATTAATTGATACATGCTATTTCGTATTAAGTTCAAATTTACCTTGATGCTCAACATAAGTAGTGTCCGTCATATAGATAGTGGCTTTGCCACGAATATCCACATCACGATGCACCGCACAGCTAGTAAGTGAAGTAACTCCAAAATATGCACCTAGCAAGCCAAGTGCATAAATCAACACTTTGATAACGATTTTTAATAACTCTTGTTTGTCCATGATTATAAGATTTAATAAATTTGTGACCAAATATAAAAATTAAAATTAATTAGTAAACTAATCGGCATTATGATAAATATAAAATAATAAATCTATGACTAATTATATTGAATTAAAAAATATACGAGTAAATAATTTAAAGAATATTTCATTAAAAATTCCTCATAACAAGTTTATTGTTATAACAGGTGTTTCGGGTTCTGGCAAATCATCATTAGCCTTTGATACACTATATGCAGAAGGTCAAAGGCGCTATGTAGAAAGTCTTTCGTCATATGCAAGGCAATTTCTAGGCAGAATGAATAAACCAGACTTTGATTATATTAACAATTTGCCTCCAGCAATAGCTGTTGAACAGAAAGTTAATACGCGTAATCCGCGTTCTACAGTAGGTACCAGCACTGAAATATACGATTATTTAAGAATGCTTTATGCAAGGATTGGGCATACCTATTCGCCTATAACGGGCAAAGAGGTAAAAAAACATTCATTAAAAGATGTAGTAAATTGTATAATGTCCTTTTCAAAAGGTACAAAATTTGTAATATTATCACAATTGCATATAAATGAACAATATACACTAAAGAGGCAACTTCAAATATATCTTCAGCAGGGCTTCTCACGTATTTATCATAATCACGAGTTTTACAGAATTGAAGATATTTTAGAGTCTAATATAGAAATATCACAAGACGAATCATTTTTATTAATTGACAGACTATCTGTAAATGACGATTCTGATACGTTATCGAGAATCTACGATTCATTAGAAACTGCTTTTTTTGAAGGAAGCGGAGCATGCAGACTCGTATTTATCCCATCATATATTTCTTATGATTTCTCTGATAAGTTTGAAGCAGATGGAATACGTTTTGAAGAACCTAATGATAATATGTTCTCATTTAACACCCCATTTGGAGCCTGTCCTGTTTGTGAAGGTTTCGGTAATGTCATAGGAATTGACGAAAAACTAGTTATTCCAAATCCATCGCTAAGTGTGTATGAAGGATGCGTACAATGTTGGCATGGAGAAAAAATGGCAAAATGGAAAGATGAATTTTGTTATCTTGCTGCAAAAGACAACTTCCCTATTTTTGAACCATACTATAATCTGTCACAAAATCACAAAGATTGGTTATGGCATGGCTTACCGTCACAAAAAAATAAAAATACAGAAGAAAAAATCTGTATTGATTCTTTCTTCCAAATGGTAAAGGAGAATCAGTATAAGATCCAATATCGTGTTATGATGAGCAGATATAGAGGGAGAACAATATGTCCTGAATGTAAAGGTACTAGATTGAGAAAGGAAGCACATTATGTTAAGATTGGTGATAAAAGTATCAATAATTTAGTAGAAATGTCCATTGACAACCTTAAAAAATGGTTTGACAATTTAGAACTAAATGAAACAGAGAAAAAAATCAGTAAGCGACTTTTAGCTGAAATTAATAACAGACTACAATTTTTGTTAGATGTAGGATTAGGATATCTAACATTAAACAGGGCGTCTAATAGTTTGAGTGGTGGTGAAAGCCAACGTATTAATTTAACAACAGCTCTTGGAAGTAGCTTGGTGGGATCGCTATATATATTAGACGAACCTAGTATTGGTCTTCATAGTAAAGACACATATAAGCTTATTCATGTCTTAAAAGAATTACAATCACTAGGTAATACTGTAATTGTCGTAGAACATGACGAAGATATTATAAAAGCTGCTGATTATCTGATTGATCTTGGACCCGATGCAGGTGCTAATGGCGGAGAAATTGTTTTCAGTGGAAACCCGGCAAATTTAAGAAATAGCGATCTAGAGAATTATTCAAATAGTCATACACTGAAATTTTTATTTAATACGGATAAAATAGAAATCCCAAAAACACGTCGTTCTTGGAATAAAAAAATAATAATCAGGGGAGCTAGAATGAATAATCTAAAGGGGATTGATGTAGACATTCCTTTAAACATTTTAAATGTCATTACAGGAGTGAGTGGCTCGGGTAAATCTTCATTAATTAGGGGTATACTCTACCCTGCCTTAAAACGAAGATTAGATGAAGTAGCAGATATTCCAGGAGAATTTGCTTCTTTAGATGGAGATTGGACTGAAATAAAACATGTGGAAATGGTTAATCAAAATCCTATTGGGAAGAGTTCTCGCTCAAATCCTGTTACTTATGTTAAAGCTTTTGATGATATAAGACAACTTTTTGCGGAACAACCTTTGGCAAAACAAATGGGATTCACAGCACAATATTTCTCATTTAATGCTGAAGGTGGAAGATGTGAAACATGCAAAGGCACAGGAATAATTACTGTAGAAATGCAATTTATGGCAGATTTGGAGATAGTATGTGACAGTTGCCATGGTAAAAGATTTAAATCAGATGTTTTAGATGTAAAGTTTGCAGGCAAAAATATCTTCGACATCTTAAATATGACAGTTACAGAGGCTATAGATTTCTTTACAAAGAATAATAAAGTTAATATAGCAAACAAATTAAAGCCTTTAGACGATGTCGGTCTTGGATATATAAAATTAGGACAAAGTTCATCTACCCTATCAGGTGGAGAAAATCAACGTGTAAAATTAGCATATTTTCTTAGCCAAGAGAAATGTGAACAAACTTTATTTATTTTTGATGAACCTACAACAGGTCTTCATCTTCTTGATATAAAAAAATTACTAAAAGCTTTTGATGCCCTTATACAACATGGGCACTCAGTGATTGTAATTGAACATAATTTGGATGTCGTTAAATGTGCAGATAATATTATAGATTTAGGACCAGAAGGAGGAAATAAAGGTGGAAAACTTATTTTTGAAGGAACTCCCGAAGATTGCATAAAATGTGAATCAAGTATCACGGGAATATATTTAAAAGAGAAACTTATAAATTAA